CTCAAGACTCGCACCCGATATCTGCGCCGCGTAATCGAGCGAGGTGAGTGCCTCCGCACCGAGTCCCGTCTTGTCTGCTAGATCCGATATTTTGGAACCGTAAGCCGCCGTCGATTTCGTCAGCGCGAATATGCCCGCGACCGCACCGACTATCGGAACGGTTATCGATGCCGTCAGAGTCGCGCCCACACCTGCGATTGCACCGCCCCAAGCGTTCAGCTTGTCTGCCGAGGCGGTGACAGCCTTGGAAAATCCCGTCGTGCTTTTACCTGCGCCGTCCACCTTGGTCTTGAACTGGTCGGCGGATTCGCCTGTTTTGACGAATCGCCCGTTTGCGTCGCGGAGCCGGGTCTCAGCGCGTTTAAGTCCTTCTTCAAGTTGTTTGGTGTCAACGGCTACTTCGCCGAACAATGTGAAAGCATTAGCCATTCTTTATCTCACGCTCCCGGTTCTGGAAATTCGCACCTTGAGCCTCTGTTTCAATTTTTCGGGGAACAGCAAATCGAAGTTGATCATCGCGGGTAGAAAGTGCGGTTGTGCCGAGCTTCGCGATGTGCCGAACTCGACATATGGCGCATACTCGGTCGGATGACCGCGACGGTAGACTCCGCGTTCGGGGTTCGAGCCTATCAGCATCGTCACGCGCGAACCGCTTTGATTGACCTCCCACATATAGGAATCGCGGAGGTCGCCCGTGTCCACGGGAACGATGCTCTTGATTTCACGCAGGGTCTGATTGCCTGTGTCTTCGAGTGCGTCCCGTACGGCTTCCTCCGCGACTTCCGCGATGAAGTTGAACTGTGTGACAAGTGTGAATCGGTTTTTCGCCATCTATCTGCTCGCCTTGTTTATCTTGTCCGACACCTCTTTCTTCTTGCGTTGCCATTCGGGGTTCAGCTCCTTGAGGTATTCGCCCTGACCCTCGCCCTGTTCAAAGGTGAAAGCCAGCGTCATCAACCGAGCCTTGTCCGGATGGGATTCCAATTCGAGGAACGAGCAACCGAGAATCTTCGACGCCTTGTGGACGAACCACTCGGGCGGTGGCGAAATCAGTTCGCCGTCGCCGTCTCTGACGGAGCCGAGACCGCCGACAAACTTTGCGATTTTGTCGGCTTCTTTGCGTTTCCCGAGAATGTCTCCGATATCGCCGTGATTATCTGCATAAGGAAATCGAAATCGCAGACCTCGGTCAGATTCTCGACGGTCGGAGGGAACTCCTCTTCGTTGTAATGCAAAGACCACGAGACGAGGTTCTTGCTGATGTGCTTGGCGATCGACGCCGAATCCTTCGTCTGTTCGTAGTGTGTCAATGAGTCGAGGAATGCCGGTGTCAGGCACTTCTCGTAAAATTCGATGGTCACGGGTTCTTTGACCTCGTTACCCTCTGCGTCGTTATAGGTGTAATCGAAAGTCTTTGATATGGTTCTCGCTTTTATTCTCTTGATGTCCATTGTGGTATTTAGGCGGTATTTATATGCCGTGCCGCCTCACGGATTAATCAATCTAGGTGTGTGCGCCGAAGGTGACCGCTCCGCTCACCTGGAACGACACATCGAGAACGAGCAGACTGCCCACCTCGACGGGTGTCCCGAACGATGTGATGAACGCCGCTCCCGTGATTTTCGGCTGAGTACCCGCCGTTCCATCCGGTGAAAGCTGGAAGTTCACGACATCGCCCGCGTTGTAGATCGCGGACAACTGACCGAAAAGGGTCGCGTCGTACTTGTACTGAACGTCTATCGTCGCATTCTTGAAGGACTGTTCATAGTCCCTGTATGTGTCACCGAACACGGTCGCTTCGACCGTCTCGGCTTCCGCGTTGAGCGTGACGGACATCGTCTTGACCGTGAAGTCCGTGAGGACTGTCGGTGCGCCGTTCGTTCCGTGTTGCCAGTTTGAGTTTTTACCGCCTAAAGCCATTATTGTTTACCTCGTTTTAGTTTGTGTTTATCGTCGGGCAACCGCCGCCACGAAATTGATCTCGTCGTTGTCCGCCGTGCATTGCGCTCGGACATATCTGTTGAGCGTCGTGCCTTTCGGCACCTCGTATGAAAGAGCCTGATAGACATCGCTTGTCACCGTCAGCGTCGCGACATCCGTCCAGGTCGAGTCGTCGGTCGAATGCTGAAGCTTGACCGTGCCCGTGTCCCCGTCTGGATTCGATATGTGGACTTGGAACAATGCGCCACCCGTCGAGGATGCGCCGAAGTCCTTGGTCGTTCCGTCGACCGTGGCATCGTCCACGTCCGCGGAGAAGATGACCTTGCCGAAGTTCACGCCCGACAGCGTCTGAAAGTCCGCCGAGGCGATTATCAGCTGACCGGTGCTTGCCTCGACCGAGTAGCTGGTCTGCGTCGCGTTGAACATCACCGCATCGGCATCGAATGCGAGCGACTGCAATGTCGCGGTCACGACGTTGTCGGTCGCGTCCGTGTAAGCCAGTTGGAACACATCGTGTATCTTGTCCTCGTTCGCCGTGTCAGCGTCCCATATGCCCGATGCCGAAACCGTGCCGGTCTTGAGTCCGAGCGCATAGGTGCGCGCCGTGTTGCACAGGGTCGTCGCGTCGAGTGCTTCGGTCTCGGCTGTCGCGTCGAACGACTGAAGCGCGCAGGATAACGGGACGCCGTTCATATAGAATGCGAGTCCTTTTGCTAGTGCCATTATTTACTCTCCTCGATGGCGTCCATCTCTTTGAGTGCGGCAAGTTCCGACGCGCTCAATCCGCTGAGTGTGTCGCCTGCCTCGAATCTTGTTCCGTCGGCTAGATTGCCACCGACCTTAGCCTTGTATTGACCACCCGCCTTTGCGGGAGCCTCGGCTTTCTTTGCTTCAATCTTTTTCTTTTCCATTTTCACGCGCTCCAAATTCTGAGTAGAAATCCGTTGTAGTAGATCATCCTGTCGTTTGCCGTCTCCAGATACTCGGGGATGTCCGAGAACCGTTCGACATTGTAGGTGACCGACCCGCCCGAAAGCGTCAACTCGTTGCCGACTGCCGTTTCCACCGCCGATAGAATCTCTTCGTTGAGCTGTTGCGGTTCCATCGTCGATGACGAATCCTCATCCGCGACCGCCTTGACCAGCCACAAATCGTTTTCGGCTATCAGCGTATTCCCGAAGGAATATGTCACAGGTGCGGGAGCCTGTCGGTTGAAGATGACATAGGGCATCTTCGCCCCTACCGGTGCGAGCAGATGGTATATGCCACCCGTCGCGAGATTGGTCACATCCGTGACGCTCATCTTCGAGTAAAGAGCCGTGCGCACATTCTCGCTCAAAGAACTCATTCCACACCCTCCCGAACGACCATCGCCTCGTATAGATTGCCCTGCATATCCTTGAGCGAGAAGATGCGGAAGACCTTCGCGGGTTCGTCACCGGGGAACGTCCGCGACTTGATGCGCAGACGGTGCTTCTCGGGGTCGATCGCGTAGCGTGTGCCGTTCTCGTTGTGCGACGGGAACTTGACCATATAGCCGGTCTCGCTCGTCAACTGGTCGCGCTGAACCGCCTTGCTTCCGCCGCCTGCGTCGAATATCACGGGAATCCCGCAATAGATGTCCTCGCTCTTGGTCTTGATGCGTCCGCCACCTGTGCCCGCGGTCGTGACCTGCCCGACGACATCCATCAAGTCCGTCAGACCGACGCCTGACAGCTTGCCGAAGACCTTCGGGAGTATCTTCTGACTGAGTTCGTTGAAGACGTGAGCCATCTAGCCCCTCACAAGTCGAGTCTGACCGCCCGCGTACCCGCGGAGGTATAGGAGATTCGCGATGCTTCGGCGTATGTCCGTCTTCTCAAGGTCGGGATTGATACGCGCACCGAAGTTCGCCGTGTTCGGTTCGACCGAGACGAAATCCGAGCCGATGCCCGAATCCCAACGCTCGATCTGCTCGCGTAGCTGTTCCTCGACCGCAGGGGTTATCCACTCCGTGCCAAGGTTGAATATCTGGTCGTTGACCTCGATGTAATCGACTTGGAGAATCTGCGCGAGCTTCAGCTTTTCTGTTTCGGTCAATGCCATAAAATCTTGAAAGGGGAGTCCCGAAGGACTCCCGCATTGTTACGCGGTCACATCTTCCGCGAATCCAGCCTGCCACTTCGTGCCGTCCGAGTAGAAGATATATCCTCGACCCGTGGCGTTGCTCGTGAAGCCGATGCTTCCGGCAGGTGCCGACGTGGTGGTTGTGTCTGCGGTGATCGCCGTGCTGAATCCGTAGATTCTGACCGC